GCCACCCTTCGCTACTAGGTGCGCTATCTTCCCGTCTACTTCCGCTGGGTTGTACTCAGGATGCTGGTTAGACATCTTGTGAGATGCCGTGTCCTTGTCTACGCAGAAGGCTGTGATTGATAACGCAGATCGCCAGAGTGGTTCCTCGATAGATGCTTGGTTCTCGTAGCAGTGCAGTAGTTGATTGCAGCCGACTCCGTTAGCCGTCTTCATCATGATGGTCTTGAAGCGTTTGATCTTGTTGGCAAGCAACGCTTCCATCATCGGGCTAACTGCTGGGATGAAGGCTGGTCTTTCCTCTACTGGCTTAGGTGGTTCTGATGAGAGGATGCCTTGAACCTGCGCATAACTCATGCGCACAGTCTCCTCGTTCAGAACTACTACTTCTTTTGTTTCTCCGTTTTTGAAGTTAAACGTACCCGGAATACGTAGTACACGCGATGGTTCAAATACTGACGCATCAACAATCAGTTGGTGCTCGTTGCACAATTCTCGGAGCCGCTCGGCAAGAGGCTTCCATTGCCACTGCTCAATCGTGCTGTCGAGTAGCCAGTAAGCGTGTATCCCGTAACCGGAACTTACTAAGATGGGTCGCGGTAGACCTACCGCTTTGCAAAACTTCTGAAGCTCGGCTAATCCAGTGGATTGGTCGATGTAGCCCTTGACTCTACCCTTCTCGTCTGGTTCAGCCTTGCTAGGGCCACAGTCGATGTCCACCCATAGGGCTCGGAAGTAGATAGCATTTTTGTGTTCTCTGTTATTGAGAGGTCCGTACTTAGCGCATCCAAAGAACGCATCGAACTTCGCTTTAACGAAACGCTGGGCTAGCTTGGCAACCTCTTCTCTAGTTTCTACAAAGTGCTGATCTGCGTATCGACCTAACCCCAGTGCGCAGAACCGTCCCTCGGGGGGCAGTACGGCGTCGAGTAGATCGAATGTGGACATATTATTTGCGTTTCTTGTGGCACTCTATGAATTGCTTGATGCGGTCATGGTGTGGTGGAGCGGGGGTATTTATCCCCCAAAACCAGTTGTAGATCGTCATTCGGCTTACCCCCAGTTCGAGGGCAATCTGTTTGACGGAAACACCGCTATCAATGCACGTTCTGCCCAAGGCTACGCCCAGAGACTCAGCATCCGCTTGTCTATTAGCTTCAACTAAGTTCTGGCTGTAACCGTAGCTCATGTTATTCCTCGTCCGTCCACGCCTTAACTACCGAGTCAAGAGCGACCTTGGGAGTAGGTGTGGGGGTTTCAGTCTTCTTGACTTCGCGCTTCTTGGGTGCAACTTCCACGGCATCCTCGACATCAACCGTAGGCGCTGAAAGAGCAGGGGCAGCGGCTGAAGATTGGCTCCTGCCCGTATCGGCCTGATACGGAGTCATCATCACCATCTTCTTCGTCTCGGGCAGAGCAGAGTGCTTGCTGGTGATAGTGTGTTCAGCCTTGTTGATGAACCTAGTGGCAGTGAACATCACCGACTGGTTGTCGTTGTCCTCGTTGAAGCTGATCTCCGTAACCACGTAGTCCAAGCTCTTGCCGTTGTTGGCAAGGTACTTCGAGTAGTTCTCGAACTTGTGCGTCTTGTCGGAAGGGCTGTCGCCGAACAAAGACTTCGAGGCCAGATTCATCTGGTACACATCGTTCTCCAGTGCGGAGTTGAAGTTCTCCTCCAGCATCACAGCCAGTCGGCGCGAGTAGCGGCAAGCCTTGGAGTTCGCCATGCCCGAACCCTTGATGTTCTGTTGGCAAGTGTCGCAACGATCCGACTGCGGATTGGCAGCACCAGCGTCAGGCGCATTACCATCGTTCGAGAAGCAATCTGGCGAAGTCGGCTCGGCGTCGGGAGTCCACTGCTTAGCGTAGAAGATACGACCAACCTTAGGCGAGGCGTTAACGATGACCACGTTGATGCTGCCCTTGACCTTGCCCATCTCTTCGCCACCGACCATCTTGCGGAAGATGCCGTTCTTGGGGACGATACGCTTGACCCCGCCCTTACCAGCAATCTGCTTGGTCAGTTCGCTGATGCCAGCGTTCTGCAGGAAGTCGGGGAGGTCTTGATTCAAAATAGTGAGGTTGCTCATTTTCAGTTTCCTTTTGCGCGTCTAACAACAATGGTGTACGAGTTTTCTACGTTCATCCCCATCGGGAATGAATCTGGATTCTCAGAGAGGAACTCCTTCATATTGGTTTGATGAAGTCTCTTCTCCAACAGGCCGAACGCATCATGTTCACGGATGAACTGATACATCGAATCCCAGTCGCCCGTCCAGTACTTAGACTTGATCGAGCGAATGACTGTGCCATGTTGTGTGCGGATGCTGTCGGCGTTTAACTGCTTGCACGTGTCAAGCATCGCCCCTTCTAGAACATCCATCTGTGCGTCCATCTCGGCGCACTCTGCCTTGTACTTGCCTGTCAGCATGTCCTTGGCGTCTCTTATCTTGATGTAAGCCTCGGCCAGCTTGTCTACAGACACAGATGGCTCTGCCTGAACTTCTTCGTTCATCCTAATCTCCTAACTTTGTTACGGGAGGTCTATCTTAGCAAGACTCTTTACATTGTCAAGCGATTTCTACGGGCTCGTCAGAAATTTCTTGGCGGTAAAGGTCGATCACACGCTGGTGGTTGTCTACGTTGTTACGTAGAAGGGCGTACATCTTGGCCTCGACTGAGGAGCCCGAGATATGCACGATGGTCATGTTGTTGACCTGACCGGGGCGGTCAATACGTGCGTTGGCTTGAAGGTACGTTTCCACACTAGAGCAGGGAGCGTACCAAATGATTGTGTTCGCTGCCGTCAGTGTTAGCCCGTGGGAGGCTGCTTGCGGTTGGATGATGAGCACCCGTGGGAACTCGTTCTCTTGGAACATCTTCACGATCTCAGATCGCTTGTTGACCGATACCGAACCGTTGATGACCTCACAACTGATGTTGTTCTTGGCTAAGTGGTTCTTCAGTAGTTCTATGGTGTGCGTGAACGGAACGAACACAAGCACCTTGTGGCTTGCTTCCTCAATCACTTCCTGTACTACGTTAAGCCTGTTGCTTACGTCGAACTCGATGACGCTCTTGTTGTCGGTGTAGACCGCACCGCTGGAAATCTGCAGTAGTTTGTTGATCTTCACCGCAGCGTTGACGGCAGAGATTTCTTCCCCAGCCGCCTCGAACCACATTTCCTTCTTGAGCGTCTTGTAGTACGCAGACTGCTGTGAAGTGAGCGGTGCATCCCGATCCACGTGGATAACTGGAGGGAGGTCTAAGCACTGGGCCTTCTCAAACCTGATCGCGGGCTGCAGAATCTTGTGGACTATGTGCTTCGCTTCGGGTCTGGGGATGTACCGATAGTCGCTCACCTTGAACATCACGGTGTCGCGGAACTGCCCCAAGAACGGGGCAACTGACTTAGGGTTAACCAACTTGGCTAACCCATATGCGTCTACGGGGGACTGGGCAGCGGGAGTACCCGTCAACATCCACAGCCCCTTGACCACCTTCATGATGTCCCGAAGGGTCTTCCACCTAGTTGTCTGTGCGTTCTTATATGCTGATGCTTCATCTACTACGACAAGATCGAACCCGCCAGCCATGATCTCTTCCTTCACGATGCCCACACCATCGAAGTTGATGATGACGAACTCTGCACCGGAGTCGATGATCTCTTTACGCTTCTTTGCCGAACCATAAGCAACCGCAACACTGCGGTGCAACGCGAACTTGAACAGATCGTTCTGCCATGCCGACTTCATAATCGACAACGGGCAGATCACTAACACACGCTTCACTAACCCTACTTGCATCAAATAATCCACTGACCAAATCACTGATGCTGTCTTACCCGTACCCTGCTCGTTGAAGCAGAACGCCTTACGGTTGGCTATAAGAAATTCTGATGTAACTTTCTGATGGTCGAACGGTGTGAACCCGTGAGGACGGGGCCACTTGTACTCTGATAGGTTCATTTTTTAGGCTTGTTGACTTTCACTGTGTGATCCGAATTCCTGCTGAACGAACGGTTCGCGCTCGGTGCTTTCAGCTTTAGGTTGCTCGGGGCGTTGCTCCCACCTTTTGACAGTGGGATCGAATGATCTATGTCTTTGCCCGTGCGGTCAATCCCTTTTTTGTCCATTTCGTTTCGAGCACTTTCGCGCTTCGCTCGTGTCGGACCTTCGCCCCTAGCGACTTGTTGCGCGTACTCTTTTTTGTATGGGCGGGGCTTGTTGACGTAGGGCATGATGACTCCGTTATTTACCGCACGGGCCTAGCGCCTGTGCAAACCTATGATCCTCCTCCAGCAACTTGATCCTGCGGAGGGCGCACTCGTAATGGTTATGCCCGAACGTATAGCAGTCGGGGCTATGTGTGCCAATTCTACCGTCCCGATCCTGCTGCCAGCGTAGTGCTTGGCGTAGGCGAATGATCTCTGCTGCTGCGTCTGCTGCCAGATCGCTCTTCTGGGAGTACAAACGTATAAGGATTTCTGCTGGGCTGTCTGGTTTCATGGCTTCACCTTCCTTGCTTCGATCATTGCGTCGGCGTAGGCATACGCCCGTCTTGCTGCTTCTTCCTCATCACAAGTCATCAATGAGATGAAACTCGGCAGGGCTTTCGCTGCAAAGTAATCCCTAATCATCATGCCGTACCCCCAGCGGTGATCGCCTTCAACCGTCAGGTCCAAGGGAAATGCTGGTCCACCATTGTCTATGCTCATTTGTTTTCTCCTATCCCATGCGCCTTCTCGATGGCACGGACAAACTCAACCCATTTGCTTCCGTAAACATTGTGCGAATCAAACAGGGACAAAATTTCCTCCTGCGTCAGCGGCTTGCGCTGGGGTGGGGCGGTGTAGAGAAATCGTGCCTCATAAATCCGATCATCGTCATGGGGATACCCGTCATACCATCCTTGACCTACAAGGCCACTAAACCGCCATTGATGGATCGCCACCGGCTCCTGCTCAGGCTGCGCGAGGGCAGCAGAGTAAAGAGGCGTCCAGTCATCACCAAAAACTCCGCCATCACTTAACGCCAGTGTGTTGTCACGTTGGCGTATCCACGCCACAGGCTCACTCATGTCTTACTCCTTTCGGGCCAGTTGGCAGGGCGGTCAGTCCATTCGATTACATCGCTCCAATCAATTTTCTTCGCCGCCCAACGTGCGGCTCTGTCGGCTGACTCAAACGAAAAAGCAGGCCACGACCAGCACTCGCCGTCCCACCAGCGATATGCACCCGCCCACGACGCATTACTGTTCTTAACAGGCCACCAGCCGATGCTCGGGGGTGGGCCTTTGTACCAGCGTTCTTTATACAAATCTGCCATATTCCATTTCGTAGTATTACCAGAACAAGCAGCACACTTCCACACTTTTTGGCGTGGATTGAACGTGCCACCTAACGCAGCCTTCTTCTTATCGCATACAAAACATATTCGAGTAAACCCAATAGTCGTTACCACCTCAATTCCCCAAGTCCATCAGAACCAAAGCCTCTCGAACTTTGGCTGCAATCTCATCCCAGTACTCAACGGTGACGGGGGTTTTGATATACACATTGGCTGTCGGCCCATCGTTGTTCTCTATGATGAACAACTGTTCAGCGGTGTCTTGGCAGATGCACTCGAACTTGACTGGATATAGTTTCATCACTTTATATTCCTCCGCTAATATGGCTAATCTCACTCAATCTCCTAACACCATCAAAGTCTCTCGGACGCCCGCATCGCAGTTAATTACTGGGGCATCCCCCCCGTTAAAAAGTTTGCTGCCCCATACCGAGACTTGGGGCATATGGTTGTGCATCTTCGTTGGGGTTGTGTAGCCTTTGTGTTCTATCCAGCCCACAGACGATAGCGCCCGTACCCCCGACACCCAAGTATTGTGGTGTAGCGTTTTAGGTAGATGCAGCCTGTTGTTACGGCAGTAGTCTCGAAACTCATCACCCCTGACTAGGGGCTTTTTTGAGAGTAGTTCGTGTGCTAGTTCAAGGTAACGAATTACAAATTCTGGATGTACCTTAGAAACTTTCTCCCAACATTTATCTGCTAATGCAACTGCTTGCTCCATTCGTTCGTTACTCATCACTCAATCCTTTTTGTATGCAGCCGAATAAACTCGGCGAGTTTGTATAGATCAAACAACTGAGAGGAGGGCACAGTCTTTGTCAGCCTGAACCCCTCGGCCTTGAGTAGTACCGACAGCGCACCCCCCCGTGCCTCTGGCGTAACCACTTCGAGTAGACGGGCAAGCTCCTTCGCCTTCTCCCAGTCCATTATTTACTCGCCGTTTCTGTTCGCTTACGGTCATAGCAGACAAGAAACTTCCCGTCTTTACTAAAATCGCAGTCGAATAACTCATCGTCGGGTACGGCTTCAGGTATTTGAGTACAGGCGTACAGAAACAGCAGCATGGTGATGACAAAGATCACGACGCGCATGGCCTTGCCACTTCGCGTACCCACGTTGCCAACTCCTTGGCCGTCATATCCTCGGGCGGCTCGAACCCCTCGGGGATCTCCCACCCAGTCCCGGTGGCCCTAAGTACCTCCTCTATGGGTGTCCTGTTACGCATAGATTCCTTAGCCGCTTGCGCGGCGCATCGCCAAATCAAAGGAGAGTGAAGATGGCGCTAATCTGGAGATGCGCGACACAAGCGGCGAAGGACTCGCTGCGGAATAGGACTCCCATCGAGGAGATTCTCAGGGCGACAGGCACAGGCTGGGAA